AGGAAAACCGTATCGGCTGGCTAAAGGACCGAATACTACAACTACACCAGAAGTGGCGTATGCCGTTCGTTATAGATTCAGGCGCCGCCGCTAGTAGCCTAATAGGTGAGTTAGAAGCAGAAGGCGTACACGTTATACCCATAAATATGCGTCAGTACGGTCAGGCTTGCGGTAGCTTCTACGATGCTGTACAGGACGGCACTATTTCGCATATGGGCGACATACGCTTACAGCACGCAATTGAAGGCGCAACGAAACGCAAACTAGGCGAGCAATGGGCGTGGTCACGCAAAACCGCAGACAACGTAGACATCACACCACTAGTAGCATGTTGCCTTGCGAGGTACGCGTTAACCAACAACCTAGCCAACCCGACACCAAAGGTTGCTATACACTAAACATAGGACAATATAGAGTATGATAGAAAAAAAATACCTAGCCTTAGCGCTAGAACTAATAGGCGTAACAGCAATCTGTTTCGCTATATACCTGATTTGGAACCTAGCCGCTTGCCTAATCGCTGGCGGCATAGTAGCTGTACTGATAGGGGCGGCATTGGAAAACAGTAAATGATAATCAATAGCTTATTAGGACGGCAGAACCGTAGCACACAAATAACCCTGCCGGACCGTTACCTACCACCGCAAAGCCTAACCGGTGGGCTAAACGTCACTGAAGGCACAACGTTGTCAATACCAGTAGCGTATCGTTGTGTACAACTTATCAGCGACAGCATCGGAAGCCTACCGTTTGACGCATACAGGGACGATCAACGCTTAGACCCAACACCGGCAATACTACGACAACCAGACCCCAACTTTACACGTATGGAAACAATAGCTAGCGCCGTTAGTTGTCTAGTCATGCGTGGCAACGCATACTTCTTACTAGGCAACACAGACCGAAACAACTTCTACCAGACCGCTGTTCTGTTATCCCCTGACGCTGTAACGGTCCAGATGCTCAACGATGGTCAGATCATCTACAAGGTGAACCGGAACACATACGACGCATCACAAATATTGCATATAAGGGGCGGTGTCATATCCGCAGGCAATATTATGGGCGCTGGACCGTTACAGTTGCAACGCAGAACATTAGGCTTAAGCCTTGCAGGTGACGAATCAGCTAGCGAAATGCACGTAAACGGCAGTATCCCAAGCGGTGTTATTAACTCACCGCAGGAACTAACACAGGACGAAGCAAAAGAACTAAAGTCAGCGTTTCTACAGGCGCATGGGGGACGGCAGAAAAGCCCAGCGGTACTAAGTGGCGGTCTAAGCTACCAGCCGCTGAGCTTCTCCCCCGACGACCTACAACTACTAGAAAGTAGACGCTACAGCGCAGAACAACTATGTACAGTGTTTGGCGTGTACCCACACATGGTAGGCGTCAGCACCGACGGCAACAGCAAAACATACAGCAACGTCACGCAAGATAACCGCTCATTTGTCACCTACACACTACGCGGCTACATGTCACGCATAGAACAAGCATTCAGCAGACTACTACCACGAGGACAAGTCGCACTATTCGACACGGACGACTTCCAACGCGCAGACCGACGCGAACGCTTTGAAGCACACAAAATAGGCATAGACAGCGGATTCTTAAGCGTGGACGAAGTGCGCCGCATAGAAGATCTACCGCAAGAAGAAACGATTGTTGAGGTGACAGAATGAGCGAACTAGAAACACGAACAATAGAATTTAGTGACCTAGAAACACGCAACGACAACGACGGACACCACATCGTAGGATTAGTTGCACCGTTTCAATCACGTTACGACACTGGGCGCTATATAGAGACACTTTCAAGCGGCGTATTCGACAAGTCGATCAAGGAAAGAGGCAATAGGATACCCTTATTAGAGCAACATGATACACAGAGGCACCCAATAGGAATGAGTGTTAGCTGGGAAAAAACCGCAACAGGGTTAATAGCCGATTTTAAACTGGCAGGCACCGCTAGGGGAGAAGAAGCCCGAACACTAGCAGAAGAAGGCATGGTTACCGGCTTGTCAGTAGGCTTCATACCGGTACGCAACAAAACAACGCAAGTAGACGGCAGACAACACGTACAACGCCTAGAAGCTAAGCTGGACCACGTTGGTTTAGTGAGCCAGCCAGCCTATAAAGAAGCGCAAGTGTTATCGACTAGAGCATACGACCCCGACGACGAAGAACTAGTACCACGTTTGGCACGCTGGCGACATCTTTTAACTAATCCTTGAACTAACACAATCCGTAGGTTACAATCAGGCTTATATCCGCGCCGTATGCTACGCCGGTGTAATCCACCACCTAGCAGACACCCAGATAAATTAATCAAAACTATTATTTGGAGATAATCTAATGAAATTACTCGATTCACTTATCGAGGAAAGATCACAGATATCAGAAGCGCAAGAAGGTCTTGTAAACCGAGCCGCTGACGAAGAACGTGATCTGACCGAAACAGAAGATCAAAGCCTTAAGGATTTGGCTACAAGAGCGTCTGAGCTGGACGTCCGTATCCAAGAGTTAAGGGACGTACAAACCGCTAATTTGGAAGCCGCTAAACTTCGCGCTGAAGTAGCCGCTACCGATGACAGCGAAACACGGGCAGTAGGCAATGTTGTTGTTACAAACGAGCCACTAACCTACGCAGAAGAAAACCGTAGCGTGTCTTTCTTTCAAGACCTTTACAACATGCAATACAACAACGACATCGACGCAAGTGACCGTATCAGGCGACACAGGCAAGAAATGGACGTTGAACTACGAGATGGAACAACCGCTAATTACGCCGGTCTTGTCGTCCCTCAGTATTTAACGCAACTTGCCGCCGAGCTTTCACGAGCAGGGCGACCATTCAGCGACCAATGCACAAGCCTACCGCTACCCGCTGACGGCATGACAATAAACATCAGTCGTGTCACCACCGGCAGTAGCGCCACCGCTCAGGCAAGCGAAAACGCCGCAGTATCAGAAACCGACATTGACGACACCTTACTTACCGTTGACGTTCGCACAATCGCTTCTGGTCAGCAAATATCACGGCAAGCTATAGAGCGTGGCACCGGCATAGACGCACTTATCGCCGCTGATATGATGGGCGCAGTAGCAACATCAGTAGAAGACCAAGTTATACACGGGTCTGGGTCATCAGGCAACCTACTAGGATTGTCAAATATTAGCGGAACAAACGCTATAACCTATACTGACGGTTCACCTACCGCCGCTGAAACCTACAGCAAGATAGTAGACGGCATACAACAGATTAACAGCAACCGCTTTGCAGGCGCTGACCTAATCCTTATGCACCCACGCAGACTAGCTTTCATGCAAGCAGGAACAGACGGAAACGGTAGACCACTAGTCGTACCTACTCAGAACGTGCCACAAAACGCTATGGGTACCGGACCAGTTGCAGGTTACGGTGTCACAGGCGCAAGCATTGCAGGTCTGCCAGTAGTTACATCAGGCAAGGTCACAACCACAAGCGGTAGCGGTGGCAACGAAGACATGATATTCATTGTACGACGTGCCGACATGCTTCTATTTGAAGACAACACACAACCAGTAATGGTAAGAATGGACCAAACAGCAGGCTTAAACCTCACAGTTACGCTTGTTGCATACCAGTACGCTTGCTTTGTTGGTGGACGCTACCCAGCTTCCATAAGCAAGATCAGCGGTACCGGATTGGTAGCTCCTACCTTCTAAATTGAGTCTTGAGGGGCGGCACTGGTAGCCGGTGCCGTCTCTCACCTCACAGAAAGGAACACATGTCTAAATCATTATGGGAAAAACAAGCACCTAGTCGGGTAAGTAAACCAGCGAAAAAGGCACCAGCGAAAAAGGCACCTGCGAAAAAGGCATCTGCAAAGAAGAAGTAGGCAATGCCCAATTACCAGACACGCGATACAGTCAAACAGTATCTTGGCATTCCCTCTTCGACGACCAGTGAAGACACGGCGATAGATAACGCTATAGCGGCTGCAGAAGCCGAAATCGACCA